TCATTGTCCCAATGTCTCAATCAATTTGAGTCGCTGCCCTACTGTCATCTCGGCAACCTTCGCGCTCAGAGCATCACGCTCCTCCTGTGTGCCGGATGCCGCATCCAACACATCGAGATGGAGCCCGCGTACCTTGCGGCGATCGATTGCTGACCCGCAAATGCACTCGCTGAGGATCGCCGTCTCGGCCTCCGAGAAGTCCGGCACCTCTTCGAGGTCGAGAAGTATTTGATACCGCTCGACTATCTCGCCGAGGCGGGCAGAGAAGCTCGCCCCTGTCTCCTTCACATCCGCTTCGAGCCCTGCAAGTGCGGGGTTCATATAAATTTGCTTGTTCTTTGCCATGATATTTCCTCCTATGCACATCTAAGAGGGGCTTGCGCCCCTCCCTCTTCTTTACGCCACCTCTGCCCGCCGTGCGATAGCTCGGCGGATATCCTCCTTGAGCTCCGCCATCTTGACGGGGCTCGAATATGTTCCGACGGGGATAACCGCCGAATCGTGGTACACCGTCCACGAGTTTCCTCCGAATGAGGAATGGAAGTGGGTATACACTTCGTCTTCCTCCATATCGTAGTGCACCTCGAGGTACGTGCCGTCGTAACGGTTGCAACCGCGCATCTCGCCAACCGCCGCCTTGACTCCCTTGAACTTTCTCTCTGCCTTCATTTTGATTTCCTCCTCTTTCTAGGCTTTGTGCCCCTGACCTTTATCTTGATTATATTATAGCAGGTATATACATACTTGTCAATGGTTTATATACATATTTTTTTATTTTTATGGTTATATTTTGGAGGCATAAAAAAATAAGCCCCAGAGCCGTAGCCCCGGGGCGATGAATTACCACTCTATGATATTGTATGTTACCGTCGCGCCCTTGTAGCGGGAGCCGTCGAAGTGAGCAAGAGCCTCAAAGCGTCCCTGCTCATAGCCGACGCTCATGAGTGCCTTGCCGTCGATGACGGACGCGCCCGCCTTGATGCGGTGATCTTTGCGGAGGTTGATTTTATACACATCGACCTTCTGCTCCTCCGGCGGGAGAAAGTTCCCGTTCTTGTCCTGCGTGATCGGCGTCACAACGGTACGATCAGACTTCTCCCGCACTGCCCTCGGCAACGTGGGTGCATCCTCCTTGATCTGCCGCTCAACCACGTGCGCCGCCCGCTCTACCGTCGGAGCGGTGACATGGTACATCACCGTAGGCGCACGCTGTCCCGCCTGTGCCTCTGCAATGCGTCTGTGAAGATCCTGTGCATTGGCACGAGAGATATCGAGCTGGTACTGCAACCGCTCCATATTCTCTACTTGTTCCTGTGTCATGACAGCAGGTTTTTCTGTCGCCGCTTGATCTGATGCGGCGTGTCGTCCAACGGCGTACGCAACACAGACGATCAAGAGACACAGGAGCACCAGCAGGGCTGTTTTGTGCTTTGTAACGACCTGTTTCACTCTTTCAAGCATTATATCCCCTCCTATACGCGCTCGTAGGTTGCATCAAAAATGTCGGGCTTGCATGGATACTGTTCGCCCTTGACGCCTGTAATAATCCAGTCACCAGTGTCGGCGTGCATGACGCCTTCGAGCGTTTCTATATCCATCGGGCGATCCGTCTGATACGCTTCAATGATGACAGGTTTCTTCCGGAACTTCATCGTACGGCTCATACTTTCCTCCTCACTGATTGGCGTAAAAGTTCGCCTTGCCGACAATCTCATCCATCTGTGCAAAGAGATTCCTGCCGGGGCACGCTGTCGACATGAGCTCACGATGCCCAACGATGTGATCGCGGTCAATCGTCAGCCCGTAGTCGGTGCAGAGGTTGGCCAGCAGCATTGCTGTCGATTCGATCTGCTCAGAGGTCGGCTCGCCGATCTCGAAGTTTCCACAGACGTGGACGCCAATTGTGTGACTGTTATGCCCGTACACATGCGCACCGACCGTCCAGTGCGGTCTGCCCTGCTCTACAGTGCCGTCCTTGCGGATGACGTAGTGATATCCGATACAAGACCAGCCCTGCCCTTTGTGACTTGCGTCGATCTCTGCCGCCGAAAGATCATCGTCGGTCGGGTTGCCTGTGTGATGAATGACGATCTGGTCGGTGATACTGCGCGTCGTCAGACTGCCGTGGTCAATGTCGAGACTGGTATCGTTGATAGGTACTATCTCCATTTTACTTTTCTCCTTTCTCGTCGAGCTTATCGCTCGTGCTTTTTACAAGGCCGCCCTTCCTGCGTGCCAGTTCCGCAAGGCCACCAGCCTCCTCCACGCCAGAACGCTGCATGTTCTCAAGGATAGAAACGAACTCTGTAATCGCAAGATAGCCGATTACAAGGCTCGTCGCAAACGCAGGGGCGTGTGCGTGTGCGAGCATAAAGTCCAGTACGACCGCCGAAAGAACAACACCGATGTAGCTGAGTATCTTGTGCACAAACCGTTTGCGCATTTCCTCGCTGCGGATATAGCCAAGACGGCGTGCGTTCCGAATCCCTGTGAACGACTGCCAGAACGTTGGCTGCTCCGCCCCGTGATCAATGAGGCACTTGCGTGAGAGCGAGAGCCACTTGGTCACGAGGTCAAGACAGACGAGGAATACAAACGCCGCAAAAATCTGTGCATGCTCCTCTGCTGCAACAGATACGATGCAGGACAGGGCGAGTTTCATCCCCCAGCCCTCCTGCAATTTCTGAAATACGTGAATCATCGTATCCACTCCTTTACTTGCTCCTTTCCGCGCATCAAAAAGGCGCACACCGCCTGATGTGCGCCTCGTATGCTGTTTCCCTTAAACCTTGGTGATCTCGACCGTAACCCTGTCGCCGTACGTGATGGCATCTGCTTCGACGGGGTCTTTGGTGTCCATAGAGAACATTGCCCCCGTCTCCTCATCGGAGAAAGTGAAGCTCGTGTTCTTCACGTCCTCGCCCATCGGATAGGTTACTTTGCCGGTGACCGTATAAATCTTTTTCATTGTGATCTTCCTTTCTTATTCATCATCCAATGTATCATAGAGCGTTTCTCTCTTTGCTTCCTCCTTCCTGCGCTGTGACGCTCTGTGCTTCCTTGATGTATTCGGGCGCCCCTCGGTTGCACGCTCAAGTGCTGTGCGCTCCTGCTGAATCCGCGCCTCCTTGATCTGTCTCTCGGTAATCCCGAGGGCGTTGATCGTGCGGCGGTTCGCGTCGGACGGGTCATCGAGGTAGTCCTGAATCGCCTCCTGCTTTGTGCGGTTCTGCTTCGACTTCTGCTCATACTCGTAGTTCATGATGAATGCATTGTTGCTCTCATCTACGCTACGGAATCCGAGCGCGTGCGCGATCTTATCGTACGTCGTGTCATAGCGCGTATTCACACGGTGACGTGTCGTGCGAGATTCTCCAGCCCACGCTTGCGCCATGTTGCCAAGTGCCGGAGAGAGCGCCTTGAGTGCTTCAATCGGGTTGCCCTCATGTGCCTGACGGAGCATATTGATTGCCGATACTGCCATCGGGCCGCCGAGCTGTTGCCCGGCAATCCCGCTGATGCTGTCCGGTTTCTCCCCGTAGAACTCACCGGCAAACGCATTGCTCATGCCGATACGTCCCGAGATGTCCAGCCCGAAGGTCGGAGCAAGCACGCCGTAAAGAGCCGTCTCCGCGATTGCTTTTTTCACAGGATCCTTACCCGCCCAGCGCAGCACTTCTGCTTTAACCTCCTGCGCAATGTCCTCGTCATCCCCTGTGGCAAGTCCAAGGAGGAAGGAGAAGAGCTGATTGAACAGGGAACCGAACGGAATGCTTGCGCCGATGCCACAGAAAAGGACATAGGGCACAAACATCCGCACCTTCTGCCCGCGCGTGCCGTTCTTGAGGATGTTATACATGAACTCGAACTGCATGATGGGGTATTTCTGGAACTGGAAGAGCTGCTGCGTGACAACAGAGCCGGCGCGTAGCATATTCGGTGCATTCGCCGAGGAGTAATCAAAGTTCGCATCGTCGTTGATCTCCTGTGCATAATCAAGTGCCTCTGCTGAGAGTTCATCACCCGGTGCGATCTTCATCCCCTTCTGCTCAACGCCCTGATAATATGCGCCAAGCACTGCTGCCTTGCGCATAAGAGTATCGGCTTTCTGGAACGGGATAAGTGTCCACTCGCCGCCCTTCTTGACGGCACTGTAAATACCGCGCACCTTGCCGCCGCGCCGCTGTGTATACCCACCGTTGTCATCAGCCATGTTGATATCGTCCAGCAGCCCCGACGCCTCGATGATCTTATCATCCAGAGCAGACGGGTTCAGTGCCTTTTTCAGCCCCTTCATCGCGTAGCCATAGTCATTCAATGCAGCTCCTACATTGATGAACTGCGAGAAGTTGACCGCCGCAGAGGCAAAGTTGCCAAGGCCGAGCTTTGTTATTGCGTTCCAGGTCGAGAGTTCCCCGTTGATGGCAAGAGCAACGCGGTCGCCATAGCTGTCCGCAACATGTTTACCAAGCCATGTCTTCTTGATGAGATCGTTGAGCCATACTTCTACACCGCGTGGATTGCCGTTGACATCATTGATGAGGTCTTTGCAGTATTTCGCTGTGAGATTTTTCAGTTCGGCATCAAACGCCCCGAAGAAGCGCTCATACATGCTGATTGCAGCGGGCTTGAATTCCTCCATTGCAATATAACGGGACGCGCCGTTGAAGTAATGCGCGAGTACCCACATAACGTCTTGGTCGAATCCCTTGCCATCCTTGCGTTCAAGCAAACTGCCAAAGAAGCGGTGACGGGATTTCAGGCTTGCTCCCGCGTCATCCAACAGAACGGAACGCGCATCTGCAAGACTAATCTCTGTGCTCTCCGCGAGCTTCCTGCTCATCTGTGCGAAGTCCATATCGCCAATAACAACAGAGTTTTCCGCTCCGAGATCAAAACCTTTCGGGCGCAGGACATATTGTTTGTCCTTATTCTTTGCCGCAATATCGTTGCCGACCATCACGGCTTCATTCATCGTACGTCCACTTGCAACAGAGGTATAGCGCACCTCGCCTGTCTGAGGATCCTTGTACTTCTCATAAATCATCCACTCGTGGAAAAAATGCGGCATATAGCCGGTGCGACGGAAAACAGGTTTGATGCGTTCCACATAGCTGACAGAGAATGTGCCATCACCTTTCGGGACGGTGCTCGTCACATTGATGTTCTCATCCTCCTGCATAAGCTTCAACGCCTCGGCATCCATCGTTTTCCCTTTTACGTCATAGGTTCTTCCTCCTCTCCATGTCAAAAGCACAGTACCGTCCGCACGCGGAACAGCGCTAATTACATCCGTGTCTTCAATCCAGTGGTTCTTTTTGAAGCTCTCAACGGATTCAGGTTCAAGCGTCTGTGAGCGTGTTTTCACCTGTGTCTGTGTGTCGCGCAGCATTTTATATGCCTTCTCGAGTTCGCGACGTACAAGACGGTACGCTTTGATAACACGCTCATTCTTTCCCATTGCACGAAGCTCAGCATCAGAAAACGCCTTCCCTTCAGCATCGCCCTGCCAAAGAACCGCCGTAACTGATTTCAAATCCTCCTCGTTCTTCACAAGTTCACTAAACTCATTGAGCGCCTTTCCAAACTCGTTGCGCAAGTGCTCCTGCTTCTTCATAGCTTTATGAGCGAGGTCATAGAGTATCTTGACAAATGGATTGCGCTTGGCCACCTGCCGCACGCTCTTTACCCAATCAGCATAGCCAACATCGTGCGTATCGGGATAGTACGTCACCTTAATCTTGCCGTCCGGCTGCTTCTCCTGTGAGATGATGTTCTTCTCCTGAATCCACCTCTCCTTAATGCGCCGCTCAAGTTCCTTCGGCGAGAGAATCTGCTCGCGTGTCGGACGACCAGGCAGCTCAAGATTGTTCGCAGGTGCCACACCGACAAAACTGCGGATTGCACCTGTGAGCCACTTAAAGTTACCCTTGCGGCTTTCTTCAGTGTTAGCAGAGAATTTGGGCATAGAAAAACCGCCCCGATGGTCAGAGCGGTTTGTCGTATTGTTTACCGTGTTATTTGCGTCTGTTTGCGCTTCTCCGCGATGCGCGCCCACATCCTGTCTTCGATATACTGCGGAATGTCCTCGTCGTCCCATCCCGCGCGTATGCGGCTGATTTCCCCTTGCTTTTTCAGTGTGAATTGATCCGTATTCTGTGCGGACAGGTAACTCTCCGCGGGCAACGTCGTTGTTCCATGCTTCATAGGAATCAACCCCCTCCTCTGTTTTTATTTTATCATAGTTTTCTCTCGGCTTCAACCCAACACTCTGCAAATAACGTGGTGGTACAAGTCGTCCCGTATGACGGAAACGCGCTTTTGTCCGCTCAATCGCCTTTTCAAGCGGCAAATCAACATAGACAAGATTGACCTCATAGCCAACTTCTTTGAATCTCTGCACTTTTTCATCAATAGATAAATGCGTTTTTCCAACAAGTGGCCAGACAATATTGTCATGATTTGTAATCGCACGCTCCATGACATTGGTCGCAATGTCTGAACTTTCCTCATGAACAGCACCCGCAAGAAGCCCGTTACTGAACTCAGGGAGCATTTTCTTTACTTCGTCACTATCGATGAGAAGTGCGCCTTCGCGTTCCATGATAGGGTCAGAAATTGTACTCTTTCCCGACGCCGGTACACCGAGTACAAGCCACACCTTACCTTCTTTTTTCTTCGCCCCCTTTCCGTAGAGCTTGTCCGCAATCTGCTTGCGGAGTTGCTGTCGTGCAGGCGTATTGATCTGGTCGGTCGTCCCGAACGTGTCAAGATACTCCTGTGCAAGACGCTCCGCCCGCTGAATGTTCTCATCCATCGTTCGAGACTCGTCATATTTGAACGGATGCGCCGCAATCCAGCGCATTGCCTTGTCGGATTGCGAATATTTCACATCGGGCAAAGGACTCTTGTCGTGCAGTATGATACGTGCCCCCTCGTATCCGACACGGAAAATCGGCTTCCCATCCGCATCTCTGATCGACAAGACGAGATTGCCGAATGCTCGCACCATCGCCCGCCGTTGCAGACTTGTAAGTCCTCCTTTCGGCGTGTAGAAATGGTCATGGAAGCGGCGCATGACATTGTGAATCCATGCGACAAGACGCTGAATGAGTCCCGTATTGCGCTTCCCAATATCCCGCAAAAACGGAATACGGCGCTTCACATCGGGCAGAGCATCCGCGAGCATCTCCTCAATCACATCCGCATTGCTCATGTTTGGCGCACCGATCTCATTGCGGTATGCGTCCAGCTGCTTCTTTGTGAACCCCTCTGCACCGCGAATTTCCTGCACGAGGTCACTGTAAATGTCGGGATTGTTCGCCTTCATCCAGTGCATTGCCTCGTGCCAGAACGTCCACTGTAGCGTGATCTCGCTGTCCACGTTGAGGAAGGTTACACCATCCTGATGGAATCCATGCAGGGACGGGTCACCCTTGAAGAACACCACGGGCACACCCATCTCACGCCCCCAATCCACAAGAACACCCTTACGCGGGCTAACGCGGGTCGGAGGAATGAGGCGGATACCATCCAGCATTTCCTTGAGGGATTCCTGTCGACGGGCAGACGTTTTTCTCTCTGCCGCACCGAGGAGTGCCTTTGCGACCTTGATAAACTCCTGCTTGCGCGTCTCATCGGCAAAGATGACCTTGCCACGTTCATCCTTCGCACCGTATTCCAGTGCTGCTTTTTTGAGTACGGGGGCGAGCTGCAAAATCTCCTCAAGCGTCGGTTCTTTTGCCTTGCCTTCTGCCTCTGTAAGTGGTATATTAGAGGTAGAAGAAACCTTCGCTGAGTCGTTTCGGACGTTTGGTTCGGGGCTTGTGACATCGGACATCAGCGAAGGTTTTTTGTATTTGTAAACCGTCTTGATCTCCGCTTTGCTCCTTCCCCGCTCCACCAGTAACGCGAACATTCTTCCGTCCGCATCCTTGACAACCATCATTTTCTGGTTGCCCGCCGCATCAGACTGTTCAAGCGATGCCTCGTCAAAATCATTCACAACATCATAAACATCTATGATGTTCTCTGGCGTAAGGCTAATCTGCCCACGTTTTTCCTCATATTCTGAGTGGTGCTTTTTGATGTGCCGCATATCGTCAGCGGTGATAAACACCTCATCAATATCGTGTCCGAAGAGCTCCTGAACCTTGTCCCGCAGTTTCTGCGAGGGCTTGAAGGACACTTTGCCCTGTGCTTTCTTGTCGCTCCATGCCTCCCTCGCAAGATTTGTGAGGGCTTTTTTGATTTCAGCAACTTCCTGCACATCATTTCCGAACAAGCCGTCCTGCCCGCCGTTCTCGGCGTACTGACGCGCTCCTTCGAGCACATCCATCAGAGACGGCATCTCCGCGTCGAAAAGCTCATTCCCGCTCGGTACTTCCATCTCGTCAAGCGTTTTCGCCGTGCGGGAAAAGTACGTCGCAATCCGCTTGCCGCTGCGCTTGTTCTCGTCCAGGAAGGAGAGAATCGCACGCATTTCTGCGCTGTCCTCGTGCTCCGTGAACAATGCCTGTGCGCCGAGATAGTCCTTGACGCTCTCACCGCTCCTGCGCAGTGTGTCCATCTGCTTGACCGCATCTGCGATTGCGTCCTGCAACTCCTTAACGTACAGTGCGCCCTTCTTGACCGAAAGACGCGCCATCATCGGCGCGGCCGCCATCATGCCGTTGCTGACGTTGCGAATGTCGTCATCCGTACTCTCTGCCATCTTGGCGATAAGTTCATCATCCCCGTAGGCAAGGGCAAAGATCGCACGCTTCACGCGCTGAATGCCGTCGGCGTTGACATGACCGTCCTTGTCGAGGTATGCGTTCATCTCGCCGTTGCCGACAACCTTATGCAGAATACCCGCGACAAAGTTGCGGTTTGCGGCAGTCGTGAGATCCCCTTTATCATTCGGAACATAAGCGTCCAGCATGGCATAGGTGATCTTCTCCGCATCCGCCTGTGCGGCTTCGCTTGCACCCATCCGCGCCCCGGCCGTAGTCGAGCCGATAATGTCCTGCATGGTATCCGCAGAAATATCGCCCTGTACCTCACGCACAAGCACGGGATTCTTGACGCTCTCAACGTCTTCCTTGGAGAGACCGAACGTCGCCGCATTCTCTATGAGATAGTCGCGGTACGCTGTCGCACGAGCCTTGTTTCGCACCTGTGCCCGCTGAATCGCAATCGTTCGCCCGTTGCCGTTGAGGACAACGCCGTCGTTGCGGATGAGCGGCGCACCCTGATTCAGATTTCGTCCGTCGGCGAGGTCTTCGGGACGCAGGGTATTCGACATGCGCGTCACCTGCTCACGCATCATAACACGCTCACGGTCTCGCGGTTGGAGTGCCGCAGGATAACCGGGATTGATTTCAAGCGCGCCCGCATCATGCGAGGCAATGAGATCATCGGCGGACACAACGCGGTACTGCACGGGTATTTTCTTCCCACTGTCGGTGTAGACGTTCGTCTTTTTCCCCTGCGGATATGCAGAGAGATCGGACGAATCCTCCATCGCAATCATGCGAGCCATGACCGCCTCAACCTCCGCCGTTGCTCTGCCCCCCGTCCCTGTGAACGCCTGATAGACGCGCTGAAGGAACGCACGGAACTTCGCGAACACGGCACGGAGTCCCTTTGTCGGCGCTTCACCGTGTTTGAGGTACAGCTCGAACCCACGCGCAAAGCGTTCATGCTCCCACTGACGCTTGAGCTTTTCAGCTTTCTTCTCATCGCCCCTCTTGATAGCGGCGCGAATTCTCGCGTCAATGTATGCAAACTCGGCTTCGAACGGTGTCCCTTTGTACTCCGCTGCTTGACCTTCGCTCCACGTCGCCCATTTACGCACGGTCGCAAGTTCCTCCGCACTTGTCGGCGACATATCTGCCATACGTTCAAGGTCAAGGAGGAAAAGGTGTCCCATCTCGTGAAGGAACGTAGATTCGTCAGCTTCCTCAAAGAGAGACACAATGCGCTGCCCGTCACGAACATCCTGCGTTGTTCCCTTGACGATCTCGTTCATCTGTTGGTTGAATTTCTCAATGATGGAGATCACCTTATCGTCGAAGATGACATAGCAGCGACCGTCGCGACGTCCGTCGTAGGTAACGCCCTTAATACCGACCTCGTTCAGGGCGAGGGAGGCGGCCTTATCATTTTGACGCGCACTATAGATGCGCCCGAGCATCAAATAAATCTCCCGCCCGTCCGCAAACGTGCGAAGGAAAGCACGCGCGAGCGGTGTCGTGCCGAGCAGTCGCTTCACCCCCTCCTCCGCTGCCCGCTTCTTCTCTTCGGCGGCCTTGCGCACATCGGCATCCTCACTCTCTGAAGAATCGAGATAGGCACAGTAATCTTGGAACACATCATCATACCGCCCATCCTTTTCCGACAGACGGTCGAGCATCCGCTCCACTGCAAAACGCTGCATCACAAGGGCCTCGAGGTTTTTCTGCACGAACTTCGTCTGCTCATCGAACGGCTTCTGCTCGTCGAGAAGAACATCGCTGTCGGGAATATCCACCTCGTAGAGCTTGCCACGATTCGCTTGTTTGATCTTTATTCTGGAAACATCCAACTCGTTGAGTTGTTCCAACAAGGCAGACTGTTCTTTAATGACGTTGACGCTCTGTTTATATGTTGAGAATATACCAGAAATATCCCTATCAGAAAGTTTGTGCTCTCCTCTCCCCCATGAAATGACCATCTTCAGATCATCTTTTTCCACACCTTCCGGCAGAAGCCGAAACACCTCTTCAACCGTTGGGTGCGGATTAGACTCGATGAAAGAAAGAACGGGTTGATAGGCATCTGTGTTGCTTGTTGCCTTGTTTATACGACTTTGTACTAAGGCGATTGCCTCATCACGCTGTTTCCCAAAGTCGGATTCATCGCCATTCTCATCAAAAAATGCAAGCAACCGTTTCTGATGCCATGTAAGCTCACCAAAAGGAACGCCATCAAGAGTAATCTCTGGGATATTGTTGCGTGTCAGCTGTCTCTTATACCCTTCCGACACCTCCCTATTCTGCGCAAAATACAGCCCCCATCCATGCACCTGTGCACCCTCGCCTGTGCCAACAGCTCCAAGGTCGAAGCCGTCGAAGTCATGCGGCGTGCCGTGCCATGCGGATTGGCGGAAGATGTTCGTATCGTCGGAAGAGAACGCGCCGTTGTTATCAACGGACTTGATCTGGTTGGATTCAAATGGGATATAGACCGTGTGCTCAGCACCACCATGCTTCCCACCGGTATCGCGAATCCCATCATAGCCCTTCTTCTGCAAGAGTGCAGTTACCCAGTCCGGGATTGTCGTCCATGCGTACGCAGTGCCGTTTTTCAGATCTTCTTCGACCATATCCACATATTCCATTGGGTCGAAAGAGTTTTTATCCCACACATCGACACCTTGCTCATACAGTGCTCGAGGTGCTTTCTTGGCGGCTGCGCGTAAACTACGGAGGAACATTTTAGTAACATGCTTTGATGTATCGAACGGATTCTTCATTGACATGAATACATGAAATACACCTTCCTCGGTATAGTTTGGGTCTGCATAATACATCCCATCAAATGTTTTTTCATCAACACCTGCAATTTTCAAAACCTCAAGAAAATCCTGTTCGTTGCCAAACAGAGCACCGCCGTTAAGCCACCCTTCCTCTAGTGCACGGATTCCGTTATTGTCGAATCTCTTTAGTGCGTAAGAAAAATTACCAAGCCCGTCATTCGTATCCTCATCATAAACAATGTTTCCATCATCATCTTCTGTGATATGGCGAGCATTTCTGATAATCTCATTCCGCTTTGCAAACGGCAAGTACCCCCAATACCGGTAAAGCGGGATATCTTGACCGTTTTTCATTTTGATTCGGAATTGCTCTTCATATGGTCGCCCTTCATCAGAAGTATCTTGCTTGCTCTGTGAATACCCTTCTGCGACCGAGTAAAGATCAGTAAAGTAAGCCATCGGGCCGGAGGTCGCACGATCTTTACGGAACACGCTCCCAACGCGGTCTTTCCGTTTCGTTCCATGATAGACGACCTTTGGCTCTCCATTCTCGTCAATGACCTTCGACGCATTCTTCGGGTCGTTCTCCCAATCACCAAACCATGCCTTGAATGCAGGTGTGCGCACCGCAAGCCACTGATCTTCTATGAGATTCGTCTCTTCGCCGTTCAGGGCTTTCATCCAGTATTCCGTACCTGCATACTGCTTTCGTACAACCTCTTTCTGCGACTCAATTTCTCTCTGCGCGTACAGATTCCCATCCGCATCCTTGACACTGGAGAGCATATCGCGTATACTGATCGTAGATAAGCTGTTCGCCGACCCCATCACAGGTGAAATTCCTGCCGGGGTGCGAGCGGCTTTTTGTTCTACAATGATGTCATAGAGATTCACATCGGTAGGTTGAAGTGTAATCGCTCCATTCTGCTCCTCTGCAACAATACGAAGAGTTTTCAAATCATTTCCGAAGCGCACAGGAACATAGAACCGGTGATATGCACGCACATTCGGCTTCTTACCCGTCTTTCGATTTGGTGTGCTTTCAACGAGAACAGCATTTTGCAGGAGGTCTTGTATGGAAAGCACCCCTGCTTTTCTGATTCTGAATTCCTTACTGCTCGCCTTCTTGTTGCTGGAGAAGGTGATATGACGAACATCCTTCGGGAGAATATCAAACACAGCTTTTCCATCTGCTGAGGTAATCGTGTTCTGTTTCCGTGCAATGCCACGCAAGAAGTTCAACACATCTTTGTTCGACATCTTCTTTTGCGGCAGAGCAGCAGTAATATCAACAACGAGCACCTGCTCGTCGAGGTTCACACCTGCATTAAGCGCCTGTGTAAAACCGTCCGCCTCCCCGCCGTTTTGTAGGTCAAACCATGTACGATAGTAATCCATCGCCGTGAATGGCGTGCCAAGCGTAGCACGAACTTTACGGGCGATGATATCCGCATGACGAGCGAGAAGAACAGCACCCGCAGAAGCCGCACGCGAGACTTTCTTGTTCTTCATGCCGGAAAGCTTGTCGCGCACCATCTGATAGACGTTTTTCGCGTCTGCGCTCAGGCCCTTGACTGCCTCGCGCTCGTTCTCGCTGAGTGGGTTTTCCTTGCTTGCTTCCGCCGCAGATGATATAGCGGAGGCAGAAGAAGGGGCATGGATGGACGGAGTTTCCGAGGGCTCGTTAAGAGATTCTGGTTCCGTAGATACGGATGCGCCTTCACTAACACCGCCCTTATCGGCGGCTTTTTTATTGACCTGATTTTGGGCAGACTTCCCCTTGACACTCTCTGCGCCGTTTTGAGCGCGTTCGCCACGCTGTGCAAGCATTCTATCGTCTATAGTGTTTTGAGCGCTCTGTGCCCCCTCCTGCGCAGCCTGAGCGGTATTTACTGCTCCGCTTTGCGCAGCTTGAGCTTCCTGCTCCGCACGCTTTTTCTCCCATGCAGTGATCTTCTTCTCTGCTGCGCGGATTGCTTGTCCACGTCCTGCCACAAGATCAAGTCTGCCGTTTTGAGCAAATTGGAGCTTGTTATCCGTCATGAACTTGTTGAGCGATATGCCGAGTGCCCGACGTGCTCCAAGGTTATCAGGCAGTTTCGTGTGGACATTCGGACGCGCACCAACTACGGGGACGGGTGCTTTCACGGGCACTGCTGCTTGCGGAGTGTTCTGCTGCGGCGCATACGGCGTAACATTCGCCGCCTGTCCGTCCCTGTGTGCAAGGAGCATTCCATAGAGCTGCGCCACATCGTTTGCCCCCACCTGCTGTGCGATCTGTGCAGCAGTATTCAAGTCTCCATTCTGCCGCGCCTGTACGTATGCAGGAACGGAGAGAAGAGGTGCCTCTCTTTGCAGGATGGCCTGCTGAACATCATCCATATTCGCCTGTGTTTCCATCGGTTGAGGCATTGGCTGCGCGTCTGCTGTTCCCTGTTCAATCTCTGCTGCAAGACCCTCCGATGGTGTAGGCACTGCGCTATTCACTGCGTTCTGCGGAACAGGTGCATTAAACACATTCTCCGTATGGATATTCTGCGGAACGATCTGTCCATCCGTTCCCTGCACCATCTGCGGATTCTGCATGACATTTTCGGGTTGGATGGGCGCACTCATCTGCGCCGCATTTGCTCCTTGCATATCGCCAGCCTGCGGGATGGTCGGGGATACCTGCCCGTCCATCATCGGCTGCGCGGTCTGTTCCGGAACGATCTGCTGAACGCTTGCATCTCCTTGTGTCGGTACTGCCTGTGCACTCTGCTCCTGCTGCACCGCCTGCAGTGCCTGTTTTGTTGCCTCGATCTGCTGTTGGTTCTCGATTGCCGCCCGCGTCCGCTGCATTTTCTGTGCCTTTTCGAGCCGCTGCAAGTGCTGAACAATGCCTTTCGTATCTTTCTCGAGAATCCCCTTTGCGTCCTTGCGGTCAATGAGCCGTTGCCATTCGTTCACGCTCTCTGCTTCCGCTGCAGGGTCTGTACCGCTTCCGACAGGCGTGTCACGCACCATCTCCGCTGCCTGCAAGATCGCAGCGTGCTGTTCTGGTGTCATCGTATCTGTGTCGATGAGGTTCTGAATCGCCTGCTGCATCTGCTCGATTGTTGCATCATCAGCAACAATCCCAGAGAAGTTCGGCATAACAGGAAGAGCACCGGGACGACCAGACAAGCTCCCACCAGACAGCGCTCCGCCGCTCGTCTTGATGATCTTCGTCGGCTGGAGATCACCCATTTCCATGTAGTTGCTTCCATGAACAACTCTTTGCTGTGAGGTAGAGTTACCAACATAGCCGCCATCGCCGTCAGCAATAACAACATGATCGTCATTACCGTATACAATAACATCGCCGCGCTCTACCTGATCGGAAGAGAACGGGATGACCATATCCCCAGCGTTCTGGACAAGGGTCGGCACATAGACGTTGCCTTTCTCAAGTTCCTGCGCGAGGAACGGGCTATATTCACAGCCCATTTTTGTGACTGCCTCAACGCATCCCTCAGGACCGTTATCCATGCGGACACCTTCCCATTTGCCAAAGCCTGTGGCGAGGCCATCGGGGAGGTTGGATTCCACCGGGTTCGAAGCGGACGCAGGAGCGCTCGATTGCAGTTCGGACTGTGCCGATTCCGCCTTCCCCCTGAGCCAGTTCTTTGTTACGTTGCGAGCACCACCTGCCGCAACCATCGGAAGTGTTCCAATAAAGGCAGCATCAAACGCCTTGCGCTCATCATCCGTTGGGTTCATGAATGTGCCAACGGGCTTGCCAAGTGCCTGTTCCACTGCCTGTGTCTGAACAAATTCCTGTCCTGCCTCATTGAGTGCTTCAAGCCCGCCAAGCGTAGCATTCGCGGCGATATTACGGCGAACACTACCGCCCTCTGCAAACTTACGCACACCTTTCCCACCAAGGAAGCCGCCAAACAAACCCTGTGATACAACGTCATAGGGAAGTTCGTACGACATAGCACTGCCTATGCGATCGGCAATCTGCGCATCTGTATAGCCCTGTTGGCGCAGTTCTTCCGCCACTTCGCCCGCATTTGACGCTGCATCAACAACGCCAGTCGGTGCCCAGCGTGAAAAGTCACGAAGGAACTCTGCTCCTGCGCCGCCTGGCTTGAACAGTTCAGCAGCTTTCTTGGCTCCAAAACGAGACAATCCGCCTCCGATCAAGCCCGCAACAGCTCCTGCACCGACCTCTGGCATAACCGCACTCATTGCCATAAACGGAATCATACTACCCGTCATGTTAGACACTTCTGCGGTAAATCCACGCGGATCGAGCAAGTAAGAAGGGCTGGTGAGACGGTCGAGGATCCCCATATCGCTGTATTCGTTCCGTACGCCTGAGCGCCGTGCATTCTCTCGCGCACTCTGGTTGAGGTCAATCGCACGATCAACAAGGAATTTACCAAACACCCCGGCAGGATGACTAGCGCGCCCCTCTGCATACTGCGCCTTGAGCACGGTGCCCGCCGTATCCATAGCACCGCCAACCATCGACTCCATACCGCCCCAGAGATTATCCCAAGCGCTGCCAAGCAGTCCACGTGGTTCTTCGCCGATATGTCGCCCTGCGTCAAGTTGTTCTGGCGTGCGTCTCACATAGTTGTATGTTCGATTTCGTTCAAAGCCTTCGCGGCTGACTTGTGCCATGTTTGTTCTCCTTTTTTACCTAACGGTACATCCACACACCTGAATCCTCATATCCAACAGGACGATAGCCTCCCCGTGCTGCGGACAACGTGTTCTGTACATGAGCCTTTTCTCCATCGTCCCGCCCAGAGAGCCACTGGTAAATATCATTCAACGTCGTGTAATCTGGGTTGTCGGTATCACGGAGGTAGTCGTCACTGAAATTACTCCAAATCCTTCGCGCATCCTCCTTCTCCCCAAAACGAGCAGCATACATCAACTGGACGAGGTTGCTCCTGTCACGGAAATACGTTGCGTCATCCGAGCTGATCGTGCCTTCAGCAATCCCTTTCTCAACGCTTTCGTTGAACGCGTCCGCAACTGCACCCATATCTTCACGCGAGACTTCTCCTTCTTTGTTCCAAAGTTCATACGCATCGTTGAACTGATTTCCGTACATGGACTCTACTTTATCTGCAGCTTCACTCTTCCTCCCCGACATAGCGGCACGGGCAAGACTATACTGTCCGTTGATGTTCGCCACATCACGCGCAGTCTGTGCATGCGTGTCAATTCCGTAGTAGTCCTTGTTCAGCCTGCCATAACCAAGCTGCAGCTGCGCAATTTCATTCGGCGAAAGTGTCATAGGAAGCGACTGCGCACCGCCGCGTACACGCCCCTTTGTGTCACGCGTCATAGCGACTTTGGTGCCGCCGAGATCAATGGTATCAAGCTGCATATTCGGATTTGTCGCTTCGATGAGTCCTTTAATGTCTGAGAGCTTTGTTCGAGGATCCGCTGCAGCCGCCATGATAAGTGCCGCCATCTGCTCCGAAGAGGAAGATTTCGCTGCCTGTAGGAGTGCATTCTGTTTCATCGCCTCCTGCGCCTGTTGTTTCCGTTCTGCCATCACGAGCTTTGCGATATCCGAAGGAACGCCGTTATCCTTGAGATACTTACGAATCTCACGGTCATCCATCTTTGATGCACGCTGACGCGCATACTCCTTTGCGATATCCTCGACTTCCTCCTCATATGTCCGCTCCTTCGGAATCATGCCGCGATCCTGAAGGTATTTGAAGACATCAGCCCCCGAGATAGCCCGACCAAGGGAATTGTTTTGGCCGGGCAGGGTAGGGTTTGCAGTGCCGGTCATGCCAAAGCCGGCATTGGGGTCAAAATTGAGGAGATTTGCCCCCTGCGGCGCATATCCGCCAAGCTGGGCAGCGGGCGGCGACATCGGTGCTGTGCCTGTCACCGGCTGCGGGTTTACGGGCTGTGGGACCACCTGTGAATTGGACATCGGTGCAATCGGTTGTACCCCATGTCCGATCTGTCCACTGAGGATATCTCGCGCCGTCTGTCCCGCCCATGCGTTCCTCTTTTCCATCTGCTCCTGCAGCTGTGGGTACTCTTTATACATCATGGGTGCAATCCCGCGATTCACGGCGTCCTTGAGATCGGCAAGTCCCATGCCCGCCCCGACCTTTGAGAGATCAACCCCAGCGCTCTTACCGAGACCGCGCAGGAACTCTGCATTCCCGTGTGCTTTCGCTTGTATCTCACGAAACTTCTGCACATCGGGCGAATTCTCTGCATAGCCGTTGTTGAGGAGATACTGCGCATCGTTGTCCGCCTGCATCCAGTCACGTTTTTCCTGCAGAAGCAGAGTCTGTGGATTCTGTCCTGCAAGACCGTTGCCATAGTGCGCATCAGCCATCGCCTGTGCTCGCTTGCGATCGTCTGCATTCGGGTCGCCGATTCCCGCAAGTATGTCACGTGCCTTATCTTCGCCGCGCTTCCGATAGTTCTGCGCGTAATTCGTCATAAGACCATTTCCGAACATATAACCGAGTTGTTCCCAGTCCATCATTTACCTCCGTTCCATGTTGCGCGGTCGCCGCCCTTTGCTAGGAATCCATCTGCAAAATAGGTGTTCGAGCCGCTGACCTCGATGTCGTGAACAGGTCTCTCTCCGCAAAATGCGAGCGCGTAGACAGGTCCAACGCCATAGAGCACATCGCCAATGCGCATCTCTCCGAGCGTCTTGTACGTACCGTCCTCCATGAGGAACGGCTGGGTGAGTGTTGCCATCGTATGAGCAAGCTGACACTGGATGTTGTAGACGTCTGCATAGTGCCGCTCCATGACGTTGACGACCTCTGCTTCCTTTTCCTCGCCGTCTACGCAGGACATAACCTTCTCGCCGACTTCGATGTGCTCAATGCTCTTTTCCGTACCATCTGCCATCTTGACCTTTGTGCCCGGCGGGAAACAGTTGCTGAAGAGCCCAGCCCCAATCGCCTGTCCGGCACCACCGACTACGCCACCGAGAAGACCGCCGAGGAAGCTGCCGCCACCAGACTGTGTTGTCGTCTGCGTACTCGCACCCTTGCCCGCAATCCCGGCAAGTGCCTGTGTGTTCGCCCCGTTGAGACCCATCGACGCATTCCACATGCGGAACGCAGGATTCTGTGCCGCCTCCTGCGCTGCGGCAGCAAGGGCAATCTTTGACCCTGCCATGTTGGCAAGATTTCCGTATAGAGCACTGTTCTGGCTGTTGTTTCCCTGCGTATTGGCAAGTTGCTGCTGCGCAAGGTTTGCTTGTTGTCCAAGTGCATTCATTCCCTGCGTATACTGCGTGTTATACAGGTTGCCGAGATTCCCTGCGAGCGCCGCCGTGTTCGCGTTCTGCTGCTGTGCAAGGTTGGCCTGTTGCCCAAGAGCGCCCATGCCTTGCGTATACTGCGTGTTATACAGGTTGCCGAGATTCCCTGCCATGGCGTTTGTATTGGCAAGTTGTTGCTGTGCGTAGTTCGCTTGCTGTCCGAGTGCGCCCGAGAGCTGCCCATACTGCGTGTTGTAGAGATTACCGAGACTGTTTGCAAGTGCATTCGTATTTGCATTTTGTTGTTGTGCATAACCCGCGATCGTATTCGCCGCCTGTGCTGCATTTGCGTTCTGCTGCTGCGTAAGTCCCGCAATCTGACCAATATTTGCCTGATACTGCCGCGCCACTTCATTGGCGGCATTCTTCTGGATATCACTCATCGCCCCCGTGGTTACAGAGGAGTTCAGAACACCCCGATTGCCGAGATTCGCGAGGGACTTACCCATCGTGTTCTGAATCGCCGAACTAATACTCTTCTCCATGTTTGCCTGATAGGCAGACGGAAGAACACCATTTGCCAACGAGGAGAGCGTCCCATTCGCAGAAGCGGCCGCCTGTCCAACTGTACTCCCTGCACCACCGAGTACACTGTTTGCGTTCTCCGCACCGCTCTGATAAAGACCTGCAAGGGAACCCATGCGCCCTGCGTTTTGTAGTGCAAGAGCACCTGTCAAATTCGACGCATTCGCAAGCGTCCCGTTTGCCGCCGCTGCACCTCCCTGATAGACGCCCGCGAGCGTTCCAAGACGTGCTGTGTTCTGTGCGGTCATGTCGCCCATCTTCTGTCCAGTGGCGCCAAGGGCGCTGTTCGCACCTACCGCACCACTTTTATAGAGGTCTCCCAATGTCCCGAGGCGCCCAACATTTTGCCCAGTAAGCTGTCCTATCTGCCCCGCAACATTTCCGAGTGTGCCGTTTGACGCCGCCGTCGCCGCATTGTTCGAGCCGATCAGCCCTGCCATGCCGTTCGTAGCAGTATTTGTTTGTCGCTGCGCAATATCGTTCAAACGGTTGAAATCTACCTGCACCGTACCGAAAGAGTCCTGTAGTACTTTTCGTGCCTCGTTATTCAGGTAACGGGCATTCGGTGCGACAATTTTTGCATAGTCTGCAGCTGCCTGCGAGAGCTGTTTTTCTCCCTCAGACGGCGTATAGGAGTTCGTGACCGTGGTCGAACTCCCGCCCTTATAGCGCACCATACGCCCAAAGAGGCTCTCTGCATAGGCATTCTTCTCTTCCTGCCCGTACCGTTCTTCCCCGTCATTAACGGGACTTCGATACCAGTTTTTCATATTGTCACTCCTTAGATTTCCCATGTGATGAGATAGGCAAGTTCTCCCGTCTTGTCATAAGTGAAAGCGGGCGACACCTGCCCCCATTTCCCCGTCTCTCGATGGGAGCAGAAATATCTCTTTGTCCCATCCGGCAGATGCTCCGTTCGATCGATGCGATAGCCGAAGAGTCGAATGTAAGCAAGAATCTCCTTTCGGATACAAAGCGTTCCACCCTCACGGATGCCAAGTTTTTTCATGGCCTCCTCGACCTTTTTTTTGAAGAAGGGGGCATCCCCCGCAAGCTGTCCAAGAATCACCATGTCGCCAAGGAGACGAATCTCGCAAAAACCTTTGTCGGGAACAAAAAAGAACTCGAATCCCTCCGTTGGTTGGAATGGGTCATTCGGGTTCTTCTTGTTGTAAAACTCTATCCACTCATAAAGCATCAAAGATCAGCCACCTCCAATATGAGGTGCTTAATCTGAAACGGCATCGTTGCGCTCACCGTCGTCTGGATGCGCGGAGAAGAATGATTGCAGCGCACTTTTCGACGGGTATTGGACGGCATCTTGAGCCGCACATTGTCAATCTCTACATTCACATCTCCCGCCTGTGTTGCGGTCATGGAGGAGTCCACACTGCGCACGAGAATCTTTTCCGTAGAGATAAGGTCTTTCGGGCGCAATCGGAACTCAATTGGTGTATCCCCATCCTTTAGGTTCTCTTCCTCCAACTCATAGAGTGTATTGCCCGAGATAACAACCACCGTATCCATGGTCTCCCCAATCGCTGTGATCGGAACAGGGAATTTGAGTGTTGTCGCCGCTCGTACGGCATAGTTATAGGCGATGAGCGTGTTGCTCTTCCCTTTGGGTTGGATAAGCAGTAACTTTCGCCGGCGCAGATGAAAAAGAGCAGGTTCATATAGCCCGCTCGTTACAAGGATGTTCCATTTTTCTCCAAGATCGCTCTGCGCGATGTTGCCGTAGTCCATTGTTGTGGACATTGTTTTCATGCCCTGACGGCTGATGAATACAACATCATTTCCGACAGCCTCCGCACAGTTCCTTCCAACGGCATCCGTCTGTGTTGCTACACGGTAGACGACCCACGACGGGACTTCTCTGTCGCCCGTGAGCTGGTAGATCATCCCGTTATTCTTGAGGATAAGGAGATCTGTCGCAAGCGGAACGACAGCGATCATATCTGCGCTGTCCCCGTAGCCAATATCCAGCCACGCGCCCGTAGATGCGTCGTTATTGTCCGTGGTCCACTGCTCTCCATCACCAACGCCCGAGAGGTAAATACGATCTGTTCCCGTCCGTGCCGCACAGAGCCGCGCTCCACGTTCAAAAACAATATCACATACGGGTGCATTCCGAACGGTCTGCACGCTATTCTCCTCCGAGAAGTTGTAGTATTGCAGCTTATCCCCCGACGCAATCCAGATGCGATTCTGGAATTTCGCGCAGATTGGACGTCTACCGCCCGTAAGTCTGCCGATCTTCTCTGGCGGAACACTGACCGTCGGCACATGGTAGATGGTGCCGTCCAAAAGGAACACAAGAAAGGTGTTGCTGTCAACATCGTAGTAGGTCCCCATCACTTCCCCTGGGAATGTCATGAGCGGCTTTGAGAGACCCCCACGCGCCGTAAGTGACCGCTGATATCCGAGAAAATAGAAGTTTTGACACTCCTGCATTTCGTTCTGCGCAATAAGATCGCCATCGCTCATAACATTGATGCCGCCAGAGAAGTCGTTGAACACGAACTGCGTCGCATTATGCTTCATCGTCCGCCGCATGGAATCACCTTCTTCAGCTCGTCGGCAGAGTAATGTTCACGACGTTCAGATCAGCATACCCATTCACCGCCCGTGCAAAGATTGTGCCCTTGAATGGATACGGTTTCAGCGGCGGCAGGATAAAACCGGAACCGTTCACCTTCTCGGTTGAGATTTCAACCTCTCGTTCCGGTGAATAGAGCGTTCCGGCCTTCTCTGTAATCGACGTCCATTCATCCTTTAGCTTGTACTTCATTGTGTCCCTCCTAAAAACGTACCTGATACATCAAGATTCCTGCAGCATCGGCCGCAAAGTCTCTGCCGTCCCAATGCCAGTCTGACTACTCTTTGAGTGCACCGATAGCAAGTGCCGTTGTCGCCTGCGCCACGATTACCAACATAGTGCTGATAATCATCGTCTGAGATAGGAATATATCCATCGTCAATGTACTTTTGCCGCTCCTCATCGGTGGAGTAATGCACGCCGCTGACGACGGTCGTTTCACGACGGCCGGATGCGTCAAACTTCGCAAGATATTCTGTTTCCATGTTCTCCCTCCTCAGATTCCTAAAGCCAGCCAAAACAGCGGGTAACTAGAAAAGTGTATTTGGAACCCCTCCTGTTTTAGATCAAAAGGCATTGGAATATCGCCATATGCTTCTGATACAGTATTACCGCGATTGCGACGAGTGGGGATTAAGCACAAAACTCTATTGGGAAAACGTATCGGAAAATTTACTGTGGTATATTTTTCTACTTGACCGAAGTCTATAGCCCCCCACTGCACAATCAGCCCATTGGCAAACTTAACCCAACCGTTTTCAGTAAGGTTTCCTGCTGTGATACCTGTATTTGACCCCGCAATTCTGTTCAGGATATCCTGTAGCGTGTTATTTCCAAGCCTATCAGAATTATCCGCTCTTCCTGCGGTATCCGCTCTTCCTGCGGTATCCGCTCTTCCTGCGGTAGTTGCTCGACTTACGTTAAAGTTCGATGGATTATATACATGCATATTTTCGCCGTCGTTGCCGCCCCATAACCATGTAGGCTGACCACCTTGCCCTGACCAGTGGAAGCGCATATTTCTATAATCGTTTTCTACGCGCACAGCTCTGTTGGAATAGCCTGCGCCATCTGCCCATCCTGCCGAACTAGCTTTACCTTCAAACCCCCCATCTGCTTTCATTCTCCCTGCTGTGTATACAGATTTGCTTCCCCATGATTTTATCCATGTATCATCTTCCATAAACCAACCGCCGCCGTGGTCTTGGAAATAAAAGCCGCTATTTCCTTTCGCTCTAAACCAATCATTCGTATAAAATGTTGCGGCATTGACCGCCTTTTGAAAATATGCGTTGTTATCTTCCGCTATAATTTTATTTGATACTACTTCCGTTCCGTTTACATATTTACGGACATAGATAACGCCTTTTTCGGCATTTGTACCATTTCCATATACATCATAAGCTGTAGATGGTATATCGTCGCTCCCCCAGATTTGCCAATAGGAAGCGTCATTCCCAACTTTTCCGATTATCTTTCCTTTGTTTAACGCAAAATTTAACGCGCCAGTCATAGTATCGCCATTTTTACTGACGCGGGTACTTGCTTTTTGTTCGGAAATTACTTCTACCTCATTATGTGTTGGTATATATCTCCATTCTGTCCAACCACTACCATTTAACATCCTTGACCAATATCCTCGTGCGGCATGCGGATAGTATACTTGCACCGTTCGATTTTCGTGGTCTTTTCCATTTTCTAAGCGATGTACCACAAGTAATCCAAAATTATATTCGTTTGGGGGCGCATGCATGGCGTTATTCATTAGGGCATTTTGTATGTTATATGTCATAGGTTCAGTGAGTGTATTCCAATCTACACTACCACCAACTCTTTTATCTCCAATCTTGCGAAAGGATTTGTTTATTTCGTCGCGGTTATATGTAGCTGCCTTATCATATGCACCAACATTAGATGCCGTAAGAACTCCTGGTGCGATCTTATCTTTTGTAACAGCTCCATTGGTGATTTTTTCTGTTGTAATTGCGCTAGGCGCAATTTTTTCTTTTGTAACAGATTGATCAGCGAGCTTTTCTGTCGTAATAGCTTTATCTGCAATATCCGAATCATCCACCCATGTCTGAAGTTCGACATTATTGAGTGTGAATGTTTGATTCAAATCTGTACGATAGCACTTCATACCAACATAGAGATTTACTGTTGGAAAGGCAATGCCAGAAAAATTGCTTGCCACGGCCTCAAAATTCGCGTTAATGGTAGCACGCGACTTCTTCACTCGATCTTGCGCGTTAATAAGATTGAACGTCTGCATATTTACCCCCTTATTTTTCAGTAACCGACCGCTGTCCACGAAATCATACCTGCCGCAAGCGAGCCACCGCTTTTGCGAAGAATGCAGGTAAAAGACTCTGTTCCGACATCTCTGAGCTCTGGCGTAAGAACACCATCTTCTGTATTCCCGCTCAAAAGCATGACTGAGACCTCTGGTCTTGTGTAGTAGGGCTTGTTGTACTCAACCACTGTTTCCGCTGCTGCAATACGCACCGTTCCACGATCTACGGTATCATCGATATCGACATTCATCGCTATATCGTATATCTGCGGCACTGCCCCATAACTTCCCGCTGTTATCGATACACGAACGAGAGCTTTCTCATACTCATATTCTCCAACACGGAACGGGGCGAACAACCCATATCCACAGGGTTGTAGAAGCCTCTTCTCAAACTCTTCCCTCGCCATCTCTATACCAATCATAACACCAGATAAAGACGCATCACTTGCACGCGCCCCCTCCGGCATGATGCCGCCCAGCGAAAGTGTTTCAAACGCGCCTATCGGGGAAGCCGTCACGCTCTCTTCCACACATACATTTGTTGCAAGACTATACAAAAAAAGCCTCCGCATAGAGGCTTCCTGTACGATTCCGACAGCAATGCAGTCGTTCGGCTTAAAAGGAACATGTGTCTGAATCGTTACGCTGTCATCTCCAACAAACTGAAACATATCCGTATTCGCGTCATACTGTAAATACAGCTGCTTACTGGAACCAATTTTCAAAAAGCGTGTACTCGGCAATCCATCTCTCAAGCGAATCCAAAACATCATAGAAAACAATCGAGTAGGCTTGTCAATATGATATTCCAAAGACAAGTCTCTTGAAAGCCTTACTCCCTGCCCCCAGCGTGAAGGAGTGAAGGTTGCTCCTGTCTTTGAATGAAGTGCCGCCCCCGTTGCATCATCACTTCCGTCAAAGGGAATAATAGCCAAAAACCGTGCTGCATCCTTCGGGTCATATCGCGCGATCTCATGCACAACATCAACGCCTCTGAGGTCTCCCACGGTGCCGTTCCACATCGTATTCTCTGCTTCTTCGCTGTCCCATTCAAAGTCTAGGTCATCCCAAACGAGATCATCGTTCGCCTCACCGACAACACTTGCCTCTAACCAATTACGAGCGCGGTATGTCTGCGGGAGCGTTATATCAATCAGATATTCCCCGCGCATAACGTCCTTTTCGAGCAGAAGAGCCTCACGTGCTTTGTCGTAGTACAGGTTTATCTTATTGCCGTTATAACCCGTCTTTTCCTGATCGAGCCGGATAATCATATTCCTGTGAATGTCTGCCGCATTCGTTAAAAGGAAATATGTAGCGTTTTTTGAGTAGTTGTCATGCTCATCAAACGCCTTAACAAGCATGTAATATCGCCCTGTATTTGGATAAACAAATCGATGCTTATTGAGCTTTGTCGTAAAGATTGTGAGCGCCTTGTCCCAGTCCGGCGTAACCCCGACTTTCACCTCATACCGCACATTGTAGATCGGCAGAGGATCCCAGTGAAAATCCAACTGTGCCCCGTTGCGCTCTACGATAAAGTTCTCCACGTCAGGAACTACGCAGTAAACAGTATAAAACACACCATCGCCAAATTGGTCGTAATAGGCAACACTAACACGATTGATAACAGCTTCGCCTGTATAAAGGAAGATGTTGTCCGCAGATTCGTAAAGTGTATCATTGACGTAGATATGCGCTCCAATACAGTCAAGAGGTATCTCCAAGAAAGTAATAAGGGTACCTTCCTGCATTTTGGTCATCGCCACATCGCGCGGAGAAGGCGGACGTGTTTTTGTATACTGAATCTCTGTGGAATTACTTACCCGCCCCTTCTTATCGATAGCAAAAAGAAAGATATGGCCTATATATGATGGTGGGAGAATCTTGGACTCGGTAAGCGTTGTGCGTTCCAAAAGTCCTTTAGGACTACCAATGTTTTTATTCGTCCGCACCTCGTAATAATTGAGATCTTTCGCATCAAGTGAGTGGTCCCATTGCAAAAGACCGCCAAGCCTTGAAAATGTCAGGCGAAAATTGCGCGGAGAGAGAATTTTGCCCTCCTTATCCGCATCCACATCGTCTGCTGTGAAGCTGTTGGCCGCATTGATCTGCACAGCCTGTTCCGTGAGGATGGAACGCAAGGCGTGAAGAAGATATCTTCCATCGCCTTGAATCGCAACTGGAAGATTCGGGGCATGAAGGACTTTTTTCTGAATGTCAGCCATTCATCGTCACCGCCCCAGTGAGGATGGCACGGAACTCGTCAGAGAGTGCCTTGTCCTGTGTGAGATCGTACTCGTTGCGATTGAGTGCATAGAGGGTTGCTACTTTGAGAACATAATCGTTGAGCGCTTCATGGGCAAATGGCAGATCACCAGTCTCACCCTCAAGCGGCGGCATTGTCGCGAAATATCGAAAGCGCATCTCTGTCAGCGCAGGGTCAACGAATTGTACCGTCTGTCCAGTGATACGCATTGGATACTGCCCCGCAGACGATACGTAGTGTGCGGGAACACTCTCACCATCATGAAGCAGGATCTCTCGCACCATCATCGGAGAACGTGCTGCAATGAGAAGACCAGATACCTCATGAATCGCAGTGTTGAGGAAATCAATGCACTCTGCGCGGCTGTACTCATCCGATATGTCATGCCCTGCCGCCTTGATCATATCAATCGCTTTGCTCGTTTTCATGACATCACCTCAGACAAAGAATGGTATCTTTTGGCGTGCATTATTCCATTTGCGTCGAGGAACAATGTTATCGATCTCATCCGTCACCGCTTGTGTCATGGTATCAACATCCGTGTTGTTCAGCACCATCCGCGTGAGCTTGATGATCGGGTCAACGTAGGTATCAGGCAGGGGAATTGTCTCTCCATCCTTGACAGGCATTAAACTCCCATAGTAGTGGAGCAGAACACCCGCCTCCGCATAGATGCGCCCCGCAAAGAGGCGGAATGTATCAGGTGTTACATGATCGTCCGAGACGGCATGCAGTCGGTAATGATCGGAGAGACGATAGACACCTTTGACAGACGTGAAATCCTCTGGAAGGTCCACCGCTCCATTCGTGAAATCGCCAATCTCATAGACTTTTTCACGCTCCAGAAGATCACTCTGCTGATTTGCAAGGCGTGCACGGATATAACGGAGGGTTTCGTTCATAGCGTGGTAAATTTCATAGTCCGAGAACCGCACCTCATCCATGTCCTTTTCTTTCCATCGCACCATCTCTTTCAGATGCTTTGCATCAATCACGTGTCAAACCTCCTCCCCAACACCGCCGCGTATGGTCTTGTTTCACAGCAAAAACAGGATGCAGTTCAAAGAACTTCTTTACAAGGCGCAAAAACTCTGCCTTATCGCCGCCCTGCTGCGCTTTTTTCGCCTCCAAAAGCCACGGGTCAAACTGCCAGTATTCGGGCGGGATAAAGCCCAACGGGACAATATTCTTCCCACGCCCGCCCTCATCCGACACCTGCTTTGCCATATCGATTGCTTCCGAGCAATCGATAGTGTTGCGCAGGATCGTCTTCCCTTCCTCCTCGTAGATTTTTTGTTTCAGAATCATAAAATCACTCCAATACAAAAGGGCTCACCCCCAATGGGTAAGCCCTCTGTCTATGCGCTCTTAGGCACGCTTGATGTTGTAGATCGACCCCGAAGCCTTCGGCTGCGTGCCCTGCAGCCCAAGCCACGACTCGATGACGAACTCCTCGTACGAGCCCTTCTTGGCAAGCCCTGTGACCTCGTGCGTACGGTCGAACCACTTCATATCCCAATAGTTCATGTCCATGACATCAACTACCGTATCCGGATACATACGGTGTACCTCGGCGCGAACCACACCAAAGTCAGATTCGTAGATATCCGTGATATTGGTTGCCGTCTTCTCCTTCGACCCGCGCTGCTTCGTTGCGCCGCCCGTGACGATAGCCGAGAAACGACGCTTGAGGCGCCCTGACATGACCGCAAGTGTCGGATTACCGCCGCGCTTGCTGCACATTTCCATACAGTCATTGATATGATCTTCTGTGAAGAGCGTGTCCCCCGCACTAAAGACGTTATTCTTGACCATCTGAACGCCCTGCCCTGCCGTCGAAAGGGTGACCTGATTGACGTTCTTGATCGCGTCATCCATGCTGTTGAAGAGCGTGAACTTCTTCGGGTCGGCATCCTTGCGGATATAGTACGGGAGATTTGCAACAATCTCCGTCGGAAGCTTGTTACCAGTACCAGGCTTCGCCTTGAAATAGACGAAATCACCCGTATCAAGTTTGTGATCTGCCGTTGCCGCACAGACATTACCCGTGAAGGTCACATCCTCAACCTCCTCTTCGAGGAAGTAACGGACGCCGCCTGTAAGTGCAGGATTGCCCGGAGACTCATCACGCGGCGAACGGTTGAATACAAGTGCATACTCAATGTCACGCGCGTGCTGCTTGAAGGCATTAACCTTCTGGCGTGCAAACTCATCTTCGGGGGAATACTCCTTTGCGTGCTTGCGCTGTGCGTCCGTCACGCGGCCGGAGCTAATGAAATGCTGGCAGCGGTTATCCCACTGTGCGAGCGAGCCAACCCTTCCCGTCTTATAGTCTGTTTCCTCAGGATGTGCATTCTCCTGCGGAGGCTTGAGTCCTTCCGTTGTCCAGTTGAACTTGAGGCTCTTCGCCTCCGCCGCTGTCCCGAAATTGGACAGGAAAAATGTCATGTCAGGGTCAATGTTCGTAACGATTTTGCTGAAATCATCCTTCGTGCCGACCGCCTCGTACGTTGTGGACTGCGACACCGACTTTGCTACCAATGCCATAAATAATCACCTCTCGTAAATAAACCTTAATGAAGATGTGCCCGCAGGAATTCATTCCGTTCCCGCACACCCATCGTTCGCATCGCACCCCAATCCACCTGATCAGGTGCGTTCGGAGTAACTTTTCCCGCCCCTTCCACTTGCGGCGGCGTAGCTTTCGGCGCAGGGGTTGGCGCAGAAGAAAGCCCCGTCTGCTTCGCATAGAACGCCGCACGGGTCTTGTTGTAATACCCTTCCAGCACAGGAATATCCGCACGTGTACACGTGCCATTCTTGTACCGCTCGATGGCCGCTTCGACCTGTACCGCCTCCTGATATGGCAGCTGCCGATAGTAGGTCTCCATCATCACATC